TCTCGCCGACCACGGGCGCGGCCTGCTGGAACGCGGGGATGAGCGTGTTGGTGAAGAAGTCGCCGATGGCGTGTATCACCGGTCCGAGCGCCTGGCCGAGCGACGCCACGAGTCCGTTGACCTTGTTCCGGAACTCCTCGCTGTGCGTGTAAGCGAAGACGAACCCCGCTGCAAGCGCTGCGATGGCCACACCGACGAGCGCGATCGGCCCGCCTATCGCGGCTATGACGCCCTTGAGCAGGCCGAACCCGCTCCTCAGCAGCCCTACGCTGGCCTTGGCCGTTGTCATCATGCTCGTTATCTTGGTCATGATCATCGCGGGACCTGCGAGTGCGGCGAACGCGCCTCCTATCCCCATGATTGCGACTGTGATGGCCTGCGAGTGGTTGCCGATGAAGGCGAAGACCGGCGAGAGGAACGTCATGAACCCGGCGACGACCCTCATCAGGCTGAGGATGACGGTCGATATTCCGTTGATGATGTTCTCGATGTTCTTCTGGCCCATCTTGTCGAGGATTTCCGCGAGTCCGGTGACGATGCGGTTGCGCAGGTTCGCCAGCGCGGTGCCGATTCCGCCGGTCGCGGATTTGGCCTGCTCCGCGAACGATGCGAAGTCGCCCGTGCCCTCGCTGTCGAGTCGGACCAGCGTGTTCATGAAGTCATCCATGGATACCGTGCCGTTGCGCAGTCCCTCGCCGAGCGCGTCGGTGGTCATGCCCATCGCCTGTGCTACCTGGTTCAGCTGCATGGGCATCGCGACCTGCAGCGACTTCCATTCCATCATGTCCATGCGCCCCTTGGCGTATGACTGCGACAGCTGCTCCATGGCGGTCTGCTGTATCTCCATCGAGTTGCCACCAGCGAGGATGGCGTCGTTGGCCGCGAGGAAATAGCTTGTCGCCTGGTCGATGTTGCCGGACTTGCTCACGAAACGCGAGACGGACGACACCGCATCGTCGAGCGCCGTAGGCAGTCCTTGGATACGATTCGTGAGCCTGTCCATCGCCCGCTTGGAGTCATCGGCGGAGATTCCCATGTTGGCCATCATGCGGGGGAAGTTGTTGAGCGTGTCGACCTTCGATATCGCGCGGTCCATCGAGTTGGCTATGCCGTTGATGCCGGCTGACATCACGTTGCCGAGTGCCGTCCCGATGGCTATCTTGGCTTTCGAGAGGCCCTTGGCTGCACCGTCGCCCATCTTGCTGCCGATTGTCTGGCCCATCCTGCTGCCGGTCGGCGACAGGTCGACCTTGTTGAGGCCGTTTACGATGTTCTTCGAGAAGTTGCTGGTGTTGGGGTAGATCGCCACGTAAGCAGAGCCGACCTCATAGTTACCTGCCAGTGTCATCACCTCCTAACACGTTGTCGACGAGCCTGCGGTCGATGTCGCGCACGCGCCTTGCGGCTGCTGCGCGTTCGGACGGCCACTTCGGCTCCTTCGGTTTTCCTGATTTGCGCCCCGAGCGCTGCCACACGAGGATGCGCAGCGAGTAGTCGATGCTGACGAGCAGCTGCGTCACCTCGTCCCACTCCGCATCGGGGTTGATCGCGACGCAGACGCGCGACTGCTGGGGGAGCTGGCACATGAGGGCCGCTGCATGCTTGTGCGTGTAGGCAGATCCCATGTCGTCCAGGCAGAGCCCGTAGTACCTTTGCATGTCGGCCCTCAACTCGTCGGGATAATCCCTCTCGACCTGTGCCAGCGCCATCAGTTTTTTGCGTCGCGCCCCGCGTCCTCCATGACCGCCGAGATGAGCTCGCCCATCTTGTCGATGTCGTCACCGAGCTGCTGCGCGTACGCGACATCGTGTCCGCAGAACAGACGGCTCATGCCGTCGAAGAAACCGCCCGGGTCCTCGGCCAGCCTGCTTATCTGCCGAAACAGGGTGTATGACTTGACGGCCTTGGCGTCGTACTCGTACTCATGGCCCTCGAACTTGACCTTTGCCATCGGTTATCCCCCTAAGCTGATGCCTGGATGTAATCGATGATGTAGTCGCCATCGTCTGGCTTGAGCAGGCGATAGGTGACGCCCATGCCGACGAGCTCGGTCGAGGCGACCTGCACCTCGTCCCACTCCTGCACCTTCGCCAGCGGGCAGACACGACGCCAGCGACGCCCGTCCTTGAGCACGAGCTCCATGACGATCACGCGCTCGTCCATGTCGTTGTTGTTGTCGCGAACCGTGATGGTGTCGTTCGTGACGGTCACGTTCGCCTGCCCGAATACCTCCTTGAGGGACTCGGGACGCATCTCGACGAACTGCAGCTGGATAGTGCGTTCGATTGACGATGTGCCGGTCGCGATGTCATCGCCGTTGAGGTCCTGGAAGGTGTCGGTGGACGCGTCCTTCGCCGACGTGATGCCCTCGTCGCTGACGAACCCGCAGTTGACATACGCCTCTGCCAGCGGAGTGCTGTAATCGGTCGGCAGGGCGGTGCCCTTGGGCGCGGTGTAGAAATAGCCGCCCGCAACGCCCTTTCCGACGCTTACGTTATCTGTCGTGTTAGCAGTTGCCAATTTTTGCCCCCTAAACGTTCAGGGGGCCGCATGAGCGACCCCCTGGTATCTATTGTGTGTGCGTTTGCCTGATTGTCATCGGTTGCAGGTCGCCGAGAACGACGCCGACCAGCGCCTCATGCCGTCGAGCGCGTCCGAGTACATCGCGTCCTGCTCGACGCTCGCGATGTTGTCGACGGTGTCGGGCAGCAGCAGCACCGCGTCCGACACCGCACGCGCGACCTCGGCGGCGCGGTGATCGCTCTGCGCCCAGCAGTGGACCACGAAGCGGGTCTGCTGCACGAAACGCGTCGACTGCTCGCCGACGATTCTCACGGTGACAATTTCCTGCGGTTGCGATGCCGGCATCTCGGTTGATGCCTGCACCCCGACGCTTCGGGCAGCTGTCAGCACATGCGGGATGATGTCCATGCAGCCTCCCCTCACAGCGCCCGGTTGAGCGTGTCGTGCCGCTGCTCGTCGACTGCTGCGGCATAGTTGCCGGTGGCGGCGTAGCCATGAGCCGACACGCTGCCGACCTTGACGCGCGTCTTGTAGGTCGCCTCCCAGTCGTGCGAGAGGAAATGCGCTCTCTGCGCGACCTTCTCGGCCTCGTGCCCCATGAGCGCCTGCATCTCGGGACCGCGCATCAGCGCCCGGATTCCGGCGCGGCGCGGCTTGTAGCGCGTGTCACCCATCGAACCTCACCGCCTTCGCAACCATGTTCCAGCGGATGCCCGGCGGCATGTTCGCGTCCGTGTAGCCCACGGCGTCAACCACCTCGTAGGTGTGCCCGCCATGCGTGACGTGCGCGCCGCGCAGGTCGGATGCCCAGCCGCGCGGGAAGTGGAACGTTCGGTCATAGCGCAGCGCGTGCGGCTCGCCGTCCTCGACGCGCTGCACGACGCCGCCATCGCCGATGAGCACGTCATCGACGGTGACGGGCGGCGCGTATGACTCGATTTGATTGCCATATGCGTCCGCCTCGCCGAACGTGCGCAGCTCGACGGTGACGCTCTCACCCCTGATCATCGGAATCGACCTCCGGCTCCAGTCGTCCATAAGCTGGCCGCGCGAAACCGATGGAGCCGCCGCCGACCCCGAGCATGTCCAGCTCGCTCTTCAGCAGCTTGGGCAGCCCGTAGGTCGGCGTGTAGCTGGTGGTCTGCGTGTAAGGGCCTGCGGTCATGGAGAACTGCGTGGTCCCCACTGGCACGTCGGACGGCAGAATGCGGTTCGCAACGGAGCGGCACACGCTCATGAGCCTGTAGGCGAACTGCTCGTCGTGGTCGGCGTAGGACACGCCCTTGCGGTCCAGCACCTCGGCTATCGCCATCGTGGCGTCCATCAGGCACTGCCCCAGCACCTCGTCGCTGGCGGTGCGCCCAGGGAAGCGGGCGTCGTACTGCGCGACCGTTGCGAACGGATCCATTGCTTACTCCTTCGGTTTGGATTTGGCCGTGCGCCTGCGCGTGGCGGGTTTGGTCCCATTCTCCTCCTCGATGCGCACGAAGCCTGCTGCGATCAGCGCATCAACATGCCTGTCTGACGCATCGACGCTCGCGCCGTTCGGCGCTCTCATCTCGACAGCCATGGCGTTATGCCGTCAGACGAACGAACTCGTTGACATTGCGCACGGCGAACGCTACCTCGATCTCGGCGCGGACTGCGAACATGTTCTGCTGCCAGAGGTTGATGGTCGTCTCGCCGTCGACGAGCGTGGCCTGGTCGCTGATCGCGAGCTTCACGCCCTCGACGGTGCCGAATACCGCGTCCGAGAAGTCACCGGCGAGTCCGAGCGTGTCGGGGGTGCCTCCGGTGCCTGCGGTGTAGATGGCCTTTGCGACGCGCACGGGTGCGCCGAGGATGTTGCCGACGGTGTTGGACTCGACCCCAGGCGTGAACAGCGGACGACCGTTGCCGTCGACAGCGGCCAGGACCCTGGACTTTCCTGCAGGGGAAAGGGCGATGCCGTCCATCACACCGTTTGCAGCCGCGATTGCGGCCTCGGCGGCGATGAACTGGTCATACACGGTCGAGCCGGATGCAGGCGTGA